CGCAAATTTAGTAGATTTTAAAAACTTGTTTAATCTAATTACCGATAATTATATTGATAAATATGTTCATTGGATGAAATTTCCCTCAAATAATAATAAGGTATCTGTCGATAAAAATGAAGAAAGTTGGAACGAATTAAAACGGGATTTAATAAAAGAAAGAAATAAAATTAATAAATTATCAAAAGAATATACTGAAAGAGTTAATGGTATTAATAAAATATTGGGAAAAGAAAGAAACGCACATAAAGTAGTAACGGATAATTTAAAGGACGCAAAAAAAAGATTATTAAGTATGGGTGGTAATGATATGAAAACGAATATGTATAATTCTACATCTGGACATATAATACAAACTACATATTATATTACGGCAATAATAATTATGGGTATTTTTTTAACAAAATTAAATTAATATATTAATTAATCATAATTAATATATCATAATTAATATATATATGAATAATATGGAAAGTTTAAATCAAGGTATCTTTTTTAGTACAAAAAAAAAAAGTTTTCAAAGCAAAGATCCATTACATTTACAATATGATAATGTACCAGCAAATCCCTATGCCGCAAAAAATAGTATAATAGAAGGATTCCAAGAGGGAATGAAGGCTGACGATTGGAAGGTTTTTTCTAATCAAGCTATAGATTATCACGGGGGTTCTAATAAAGGAGAATATGCTACTGGAGAGACAAAATTTATGACTGGAACTTTAGAGGAGTGTAAAAAATATATAAAAGATAAAGGTTCTTATTTAGGCCTCGAATATGTTAAATTACAAAAAAAGTGTTATTTTTTAAAACAAGATGGTGGGGCTTTACCAAAAAATAGAGGCAAAATACCTACACTTTTACATAAGAATGGTGTTGAAACTTGGTTGAAATTGAATAATGGAATGCCTGAATCAGCCGAAACAAGCGTAATGGGGGATGATGAAATATCACAATTAGACCTTGATAAGAAACGCGAATTTTCGCAATTAGAAAACGATTTTAATGGTAAATTAAACGAATATAAAGGATATATGACGAAAGTATTAACAACATCTATGGAATCGGACGCAGCATCCTCAAGTGATTTGATAAATAGTATTAGGAAAATGCCAGCACAGAACGGAAATCCCGAAACAATGTATTATATTACTGGACACGGTGTTAAAAGACAATTTGGACCGGGTATGTGGGATAAAAAGGGTGCTGGTTGCTCCGAATCTTCTGGTGAAGTAAGTTCAGGACAATTAAACAAATTAGTATCTGGTCAAAATATGCAACAGGGAGAAGATTGTAGAACAGGTGGATTCAACGCTACTGGAAAAAATAGTGGTGGGGGACCATATTGGGTTGATAAAACTGGTCTTGCACATTTATATAGTAATTTTGCGGGAACACCCGGTAATCCTGGACGACATGCGTCTTGTCCGAGTACTATAAAAAAAATTGATGATGCTCAAATTAATAAATTACCTAAAGGAAAGAATTGGACAAAACAAGACGCTTGTATTGTAACGAGCTCACTTGGAACAACTGACGGTAAAAATGCTCGTGTTGCTAATGAAGAATTATTAGAACTTGTCGGTAAAATGAAAACACTTGTAGACCAGTCAGACCAAAATATTTTGGATGATTTAGATGCTAAAAAAGGGGTACAAAGAAAAGCGTTAATTAAACATTTAAATGAACTTAAAAAAAAAAGAGCAGCAATCACCGTATTAAGACAAGAAGTTGACGCAGCAGATTATAATGTCAGGGATAAAAAAATTCGTGCCGAAGGCATACAATTTAGATATGTTGCTTGGACTTTAGCGGGTGTAACATTGGCAAGTATGGCTATAAAAATGTTAAATAAATAATATTAATTACAACTTAAGTTATAATTAATTATGAACTATTTTAGATAATTAATATCTTAATAATTAATATATAAAATGGGATTTGATGAGGTTATAAATATATTTTTACCAAAAAAAGCATTAACATTGGACGAAATTAAAAAACATTTACAAAAAAAACAAACAGTAGATAGTCGCTCACATTTATTGCAAGGAATAAGACTGAGTAATATTAGAGAAGGTTTTGACGATAATACCAAAAAATTTCGCGATATGTCAAAAGGAGAAAAAAAAGTGTTACGGGATATTTCAAATAATTACGACAGGGCTGTTAGTGAATATGCTACTGCTTATAAACAATATTTAGAAGAGCACGCAATATTAACAAAGTCAGTGGAGGATTGTAGAGTAGATTGTTTAGAAAGAATCACAAATAAAAGTGGAGAGGGATACGCTAGCATGCAAAAAGCTTGCATCGCGGGGTGTAATTTAAAAGGAGTACAAGTTTTAAAATGTAAAGATACGTATAAGGGTTATAATAGAGATTCATCAAGAAAATGTAAAGATATGGCGGCAGAACATTGTACAGACGGTTCTATAAATCCAGGAACAAAATCTCAAAATTATGTTAAAAATTCTGATAACGCGGATAGTCAAAGCACTACTTTGGCAGAAGGCTGTTGCGAATGTGGTGGTGGTGGTGGTGGTAAACCCAGTGCGCATGTAAATGGACATGAAATAAAAAGTTGTAGTGGTCTTAATAAAGCATTTGGTGACGATAGTACATATAAATCATATTGCGAACAAGCGGGTAATAGTGTAGCAAGTTTTAATGCGAGTTCTAATGCTAATTTTCATCAAAAATATGATGGAATTAAATCCAAAAATGACACAGCTATGGAAGAAATGAAAAAATTAAAAGGTAAAATTAATATATTGATTAAAACAAGAGATAAATTAAAAGGAACTATATCAAGTGAGGAAGAAACGTTAGACCAAAATTTAAAAGCATTTGAAGAGAAATATTCCAGATTGCTTAGTTATGGCGAAACTGGAAAAGATTGGACATCAATTGCCCAGCACAAATCAACTATGAATAGAAAATCTTCAGAAGAATTGAAATTTTATATGTGGAGTGTTTTAGCAATTGTATTAATTATAACAGTCATATCTAATTTTAAAAAAAAAGAAGCATAAATATAATTATTAAATAATAATTATCTAATAATTAATATATATAATGGCGCCACAAGCAGGAAATCAAAATGCATATAATACTAACAAGAGACCAGCAAAATTAGCCGAAAAGCACGCACAGACTATAGCCGAAATAGAAAAATTACAAGAAGTTGAAAGATTTCTATTTCAAAATTTACAATCTATTGGGGAAAACTCGGTCGGTGCGACTGAACGAAAAGAAGAAATACGAAAAAAAATCGAAGAACTAGTTGTATTTAGACAAGAATTATTATATAAATTAAAAGGTATGTATACATCGGCACAAATAGATGTCACGCAAAGAAGATACGATTTAGCGGACCAGATTGCTGTGGGTAAAACTATGCAAGATGAATTGCAAAATACAGAAGAACAATTAGATGCTTTAAAGTCTGAAAAAATTAATAAAGAAAGATTAGTAAAAGTTGGAGAATATGAATATTCCAGATACACAGAATTTAGAGGAATGATTAAGGTTGTTGTTTATGGTTGTTTTATAGCTTTATTAATTTCATTTTTGATGAAACAACCATGGTTTCCAGCAACTTTAGGTGTGGCGGCTTTAGGTATTACAGCAGCTTGGGTATTAATTACTATTGTTGGAAGATTATTTGATAATTTTAGAAGAGATTCTATGGATTGGCAAAGATTCGTTCAAACTGATGGACAACATTATAAAAATTCTGTCGCAGCAGGAGCAAAGGCCCCAGCTCAAGGTGGTGGCGGTTTAGCAGCTTTGTTTGGATTAGGAGTATGTCCTGGTGCTCTTGATGCAGCCGCGAAAGATGGCTTTACTGTTATGGGCGGTATTTCGCCTCATGATACCAAAAAAGAAAATTTCAGTTATTTACAATAATTAATATATATATTAATATCAATATATATTAATATGACAATAACAACATATGAAAACACAGCAAATGTTATGGCGCAAGAATTAAATACTTGTGTTCAAGGGAGTCCAAATTGTCCCGAAAGAGACAATTTTAATGCATATAGTGATTTAAAAGCCAAGGCCGCTACAATACAAACCAGATTGTTGGATGCCAAAAAAACCTGGTATAAAAGCGCCAATAAAGAAAGTCAATATAAAACCGAATTAGGATATGAAAGTAAATTAAAAGCGCAAGAAAAAACAAATGAATGGAAAATTGAATTTGGCCTATTATCGCAAGCTATAGAAGATTCGTTTTTTAATATAAAATCTCTCGAAGCCTATTGTCCAAATGCAGAAAATCTCGATGTACAATATTTATCACTTATTGATAATGATAATAAAGAAATAAAAAAAACCATTAAACAAGCTCATATTGACCACAGACTTGCATCTTTTTATGATAATGGTGATTATTATAATGATTTGCTTTATTATGTTAAATGGGTATATTGGATAATGTTTCTTTTTTGCGCAGTCAATTTATTTATATCGGGGCAATACCGTAATGTAAAAACATATGTTTTTTTTATTGTTTTGGCCGCATTTCCTACACTAATCATGCAACCCTCTATAACTTGGGCAAATACACATATTAGCCAAGTTAAAATTAATACTTTATACTTCGGTTTTTTAATTATGGGTAGTTTAATAGTGGCTATGTTATATTATTCTGGTAATTTTGCGATGCCTACGGAAAAAATTCCACAAACGCCAGCTTCTCAATAATATATTAATTATATTTATAATTAATATATGGATCATTACGATATATTTTTATGTGGTTTATGTGCTTTCCTTTGGGCAATTTCACTCACTATTGAAAAATATTATTTATTAACAAAATTCACATCTTATCAATTATTATTTTTAAGACCCATATGGTTCGCTCTCATATCTGTTATTTTTGTTTTGTTTTACGATAACAATTTTAAATTTTTAAATAAACTTACTCAAACAGATATTTTTTATGTTTTTTTAGCGGTTCTTTTTAATGCAACAACACTCGTATTATTTTATTATTTGCTTCATAAAAATAAAACAGGTTATATACTTTCTATTGTCTCCCCTCTTTTTATTGTTTTTTCTACATTAATAGCTTATTTATTTTATAATGAAAAATTAAATTTAAAACATTTGCTCGGTTTTATTTTAGTTATTATGGGCATTTTTATAATAAATAATTATAAAAAATAAATTAATATTTATCCATCATCAGGCATATGTTGGTCGATCCATTGCTCATTCACCTCTTTTTGAACCCATCTATATCCAATCCAATGATGTATTTGAGGACCTCCTCTTACTAATTTTCCCATTTTCTTTTCAAAATATTGAATTATTTCCTTCACTGGCGGTACCAGCATTCCAACTCCATAATTTTCTAAATACCAATCTTTAAAGTATCTTGCTGCCTTATTTTTATACAATATATAATCTTCTTCGCTTGAATCTGGTGGTGATTTTTCAACCATATCTTCAAAGAATAGATGACAATAATCCTCCTCTCCACGATAAGCATTGCTCGCAGCAATAACTTTATGACAATCTTTAACAGATCCTCTATTTTTACAAGCTATTTTACATAATAATGAAACAAATATAGGCGCATATTTTCTTAATAATGGTTCTATATCTAAATTACATTCAAATTCTTTATCTTCTGGCACTTTGGATGGCGGATAATCTCTATCCCCCTCTTTTATAAATTTAGATTCAAAATCTATCTTTCTTATTCTTCTCCATGTACCATCGTCATTCGATTTAAAACCCGGTAATACATTTGTCATTAAGCACATAGTAAACTGTGGAACAAATACAAACGCTTCTTGATGTAGATGTCGAGCCTGAATCTCATCCTCGCCCGTAATCTCTTTCATTATACCTTCATTAATAGTATCACCTTTTCTCGGTTCCGTCATTACAGCATATCTTATCCCTTTTAATTGTGCTACTTCGCTCGAAGTACTTCCTATGCTTGTTCTTTTTTGAGTAATCAATTGAGTTGGCACTTTACCATAATAATCTCCTATTCCAAATCTCATTAAATCCACAAATTTAGATTTACCATTTCGACCACAACCAGTATAAATATTAAACGTTTGATTTTTATTATTCCCTATCAGCCCCGTAGCGGCATGATTCCACATATATTCCCTTAAATTCGGGTCTGGAAATATTTTTCTCATAAATCCATTTAACCATTCAATCCCCTCTTCATATCCTTCTTTTGTACAATCGAGATAATCTATTTTTGTTGTTCTTGAAATATAATCATCAGGTCTTCCTTCTCGAAATTCATTGGCTTTAAAATCATATACTCCATTTTTAAATCCTATCGTATAAGCATTCGAATCTAATTTTTCTACCAACATATCATCATAAAATAGTGCTTTAGCTTCATTAAGTATATTATTTTTATCACTACTTCTTTTTAATTTTATTGCTATTTTATTATAAGTATTTGTTAGAGACGTTAATTCCGCTTGTTTTTCCGCGTCTCCACACCAAGAAGAATCTCTTAAATCATCTACTATTTGTTTCTCTTTAGTTATAAATATTCTTGATAATTTTAAGGATAAATGCTTTCTTAATATCATTCCTGTTCTATCTTCTTTCCAAATGCCTCCTTTAAATACTTTCCATAAATTCGATTTCCCATCTATGCATTTTATTTTATCTCCATACAAATGATACGCAAGCATTGCTAAATCCCAATCCGCTCCCTCACTTGCTATCACTTCTTCTAAAAACAGATTCACATTTGTTTTATATAATTGTTCATAACCAGTTGGATCACACAATTTTGCCCAATATTTAAGCGACGCTATTGATAATCCATCCGTTCGCATTTTTTCCCACTTATTTATTATATCATCTATTTCTTCTATAACGAAATTAAGTGCTTTGGATGAAAATTTTATAAAACTTAATAAATTCATATCTGATACATTATGACACGCCCAACCTACTTTAATCCATTTGTCATATGGACAATAATAATTCTCGTCCAATAACATTACTAATTGATGTGCTGTTACTATATCATAATTTTGTATTTCTGTTGAATTAATCATTCTTTGTATTAATTCGTCTATTTCATCCATACTTGTTATGTTTGATAATTTATTATACATCGTTTCTATATCCAACCCATTCATAAGTATCTTCTGTGATGCTCGATTCGATTCTGGTGCTTTCTTTTTTTTTATTCTTTCTTTACATTCTTTTTTCATATTTTCTCTCACTAAACCACCTACATTTTGCCACGATTTCTCCCTCAAACTAAATAATTTTACCAAATTGTTTCCATACCAATCACTTATTTGTTTTGGGGTTACCGAAAAATCCATCATATCGCTTTCTTCATCATCCTCAGAACCCGAAAATTCCACGTCACTTTCCTCTTTTGGGCTATATCTTACTTGATAACATCCTGTTAATTTATAAGCTTCATGACCAGGCTTACTCGAACCATACATTTGCCACCCAACTTCACCTTTAGATATACCTTCATCTATTATTTTATCAGGAGTATTATCTTCACATAAATTTTTTCGCATATCATATAAAACATGCCCTATATCTTTTAATAATAAATCACGCAAAACCATCTGCACTCCATGTTTCATTCTAATTCCCGCTAACATATGAATACCATCTTTCACACATTCTCCTATATCGTTCACATTATCTTTCGTAAATACAAAAAGTGGAAACCATTCCATTCTTTCGGTAGCTAGTAGTTTATTCAATCCGTCACAAATTAATTCAACTATGTCATTTATGTGTTCTTGAGTAAATTGTCTTTTCTTGGTTCCTGCTTTATATCGAAAATCAAAATCAATTATCAAAGGACCCCCTTTTTTACGATCTTGAATTTCTGTCATATGCTCTGAATTTCCTTTCTTTCTATTTTTCTCCAATAAATCATGAAAATTTTTCGTCAACTCTTTTGGAATACAATAAGACCCCGGATATTTCTTATCTATGGTTGGATCTTTTGATCCTATTCTCGTATTTGTTGGTTGTTTATTCTTATTTTCTTTGGATGTCTTGCACGTTTGCAGTAATTCATAGAGACTCTTATGTTTTATACTATTTTCTCCTAAAGATTGATTTTCCATCTATATATATCATTTTCATGATATTTTATTATATCAATTTTATAATTAATTTAGTTTTCAATTAATTATTATTTATTACGCATTTAAATAATAATTATTATTACTTATTAATGATCGTTGTCGAAAATGAAAAAAAACCTATAAAACCTAAAAAAACGCAGTCTCTTGTTAAAAGATTAGTGAAAGATGTTAAAGATATTATTAAAAAACCATTATTAGATAATGGTATTATTTACTCTCATTCCGAAGATAATTTGTTAAAAGGATATGCTATTATTTTTGGACCCAAAGATACTATTTATGAAGATGGTGTTTATTTTTTCGAATTTGATTTTCCCAAGACTTATCCATTTTCTCCTCCAAAATTAACATATTTAACAAATAACGGTAAAACCAGATTCAATCCTAATTTATATAGAAATGGTAAAGTATGTGTTAGTATATTAAACACCTGGAGAGGTCCTGGATGGACCAGTTGTATGACTATCCGAACAGTTCTTATCACTCTCGTATCATTATTTCATAATAAACCTCTATTAAATGAACCTGGTATTACCGAAAAACATCACGCATTTAATAGTTATAATAAAATTATACAATATAGAAATCTTGATACCGCAATCCTAAATGTTCTTATTAAAAAATTATTACCTAATAATTTTAAATCCTTCTGGTCATTAATTAAAAGACATTTTGAAAGAAATAAAACTAATATTCTTAAGAAAATAGATTTATTAATTATAGAAGAACCAAAGGTCAAAGAATATAAAGCAGGTATTTATGGTATGGTTTGCACTATCGATTATACTTATTTAAAAAAACAAATTAATAAAGCATACAAAGAATTAATATAAAATTGATTAAAGATTTATTATCATATATATATAAATCATGCATTTTTGCGAAAACTGTGGAAATATGTATTACATAGAATTAAATAAAGACAATATGGATACATTAATTTATTATTGTCGTAATTGTGGTGAAAAAAACAATAAATTAATCGAACAGTTAAATAATTTTTGCGTTAGTAAAACACATATTATTCAAAATTCTGGAGAATATAAAAATGTTATTAATGAATACACACATTTAGACCCAACATTACCAAGAGTTAAGTTTAATATGGATTGTCCTAATGCCGAATGCAACTCTAATATTAAAGGTGTCGAGGAATCAAAAGGCCTTGATGATGACACCAAAGAACCTAAAGAAATTATATATTTGAGATATAACGATAAAAATATGAAATATGTTTATTTATGTTGTGTTTGTAAAACACATTGGAAAACAGATAAATAAATAAAATTGATTTAAATATTATTATATCTTTTTTTATTATAATAATGTCCGGAATAGAAGAACCTGTAGAAACAACCCCCATGGAACAACCACACGCTCAAATTGTCGAAAACGAAACTGATTCTGAAAGTGATAGCGACACAGAAGATTTAAAAAAATTCGAACAATTTGATACTAAAAATATTTTAGTGGATTTTCATCCTCATTTAAAACACATGTCTAATAAAGAAATGTATGCTTTATCAAGTGTTACCAGGGATAAAAGTGGTAAGATTGTAGATGCTCTTCATCAAACAATCCCCATTTTAACACGATACGAAAAAGCAAAGATTATTGGATTACGAGCCAAACAAATCAATCATGGTGCTAATATATTTATAGAAGTTGCCCATAACGTAATAGAAGGTCTTACTATAGCAGAAAAAGAATTAGAAGCTAACAAAGTGCCATTTATTATTAGAAGACCTTTACCAAATGGCGGTAGTGAATATTGGAAAGTATCTGATTTAGAAATATTAGAATAATTATTAAACGCGGCAACATAAATCTTTAATATTTTTCTTTGTACATTATTAATGTACAAAGAAAAATATTACAACCAACATAAACTATAAATTAATTAACGTGATGGTCGTCCTTGTGCCTGAGCCATCATCGAATAAATTTCCGATTTTGTCATTTGTTGAGCTGGTGGAAATAAATTACCTGTTAATCTACCCGCACTAGGCAACATACCAACACTTTCACAAGAAGCTCCAATATCTTGATATAATTTTCTATTTTCTGTTGTATTATTCCATCTCCCTAAAGGAAATTTATTATTTTCACAAACAAAGATAAATAAAGTATCACTATGTTTGGAGGTTACTTCAACGGTATTCCAATTTACTATCGCTCTTATTTGATATTTATAATTTGTAAACCGAACCGCGTTATAATCTATCCATTCACATTTTGGTGCTGTCCCAATTACATTATATTCTTTATCACCTGTTTCAATATTTATACCTTCTCTTAATATTTCATAGCTTGCTGTTGTTGTATATCTTGTTTTTGTTGGGTCGGCAAAACTATAAATTGTATTTCCATCAACTTCAACATCCCAATTAATATGAACTTCATTATCGTTAGCTATATCATATCTAACATTAATAGGTGGTGTAATAGCTACAGTACGTACACTAATAACACCGATATTTTGAACACCAAACAAATCATTATCAGCCGCTGCTAATCTCACATCATACTGTCCTTGAACCCCATTAGACACCAAAGCTAATTCTCCGCCTGCCGTTGTACCATCAACATCTCCCACAACAACATTTCCTATTTGTTCTAATACCAACGGATCTAAATTAATTTGACCATATCCATATAAAGTATAATTTTGTCTGGGATTTAAAGGCTGCGTTCTATAATAAATGGTTGTGTTGGTTAATGGTAAACGAATAGTTACGTAAGAATCAGGAGTCCCCTGTGGTTGTGACCTACTATATTGAGCTAAAGGTTCGCCGTCGGTATTTTTTAATTCTGTTGCTGTTGCATCATTTGCGTCATAAAATGTTAATCTATGTCCAAAATTACTTGGGTCGCTTGTATCAATATGAAAAACATCACCCTGTTTTCCAGGCCATATTTGACCATATTGATATGATTTTAATGTTATAGACAATGATTCTGTTTCTTCTATAAAAAATTTATTTCCCGAAACCGTAGATTTAAATTTAAATGTAATATAATCTGCCAAACTTGGTTCATATGTTGCATCTATTTGAAGATCTTGTGTAATATCTTCATATCTTCTTGGTAAAATTTGGATTTGTTGAGAATATAATAAATTGGTTAAATCATAAATATTAATTAAAACAAAGTCGGCATTAATGTATAGATTGGCAACATTAACTTGAATAGGCTGTTGAATAATGTTATTAAAAAATGGATTCATACTTGTAATTACAATAGGCATTATAAATTCATCCACATCCCCCTCATTTCCGAAAGATGAACACTCAAATTCAGGAGCAACTAATTGTCCTATATTATTTGTAGCAGGATAAGCGACAATTTTTGGAACTAATAATAAATGAGGGTTTAAATTATCAATAGAAAAATAAAGTGTTGAACCTTCTAAATCATTTATACCACTTGCGGGTTGAATATTAATAAAAAAATCCGTTGTACCGCCTAATTCTATTGTAGCCAAAGGATTTCCAAATTGATTAACAATATTAAAATTAATAATTTTTAAATTTAATTTATACAGATATCCATCTATACCTGTTTTGACATTCACTATATAATATGTACGGCCCGCAATAGTTTTAATACGTTCGTTGAATGTTTTATAATATAAATCATCGCTACCAAGTTCCAGTGGTATTGTAGCAACTTCTTCTGCTCTCGATGTTTGAATAGCATATGTATGAAGAGAATTATCCCCTTTATATATCCACAAAGGATCATTTTTTAAAAATGCATACGTTTGTTGAATAGGACAAAAAATTTTTACGTTGTCTGTTGGTGTTATTAAACAACACATTTTAAATTCCGTAATTTCTTCGGGTATATTCCCTGTTGTTAGTTGCCAACGACTAACATAAAAAGGGTTTCTTATAGGAACAACTGGATTATTACTTTCTATTGGTGACCAAATATCCGTTAATTCTGTATAACCAAAATAAAATTCCCACACCAATTTATTAAAATATTCGGTATATTTAATATTTCCAATTTCTCTTACATATGACAGTCTATCTAAATTCATTCTTTGGTTATCACCTAAACCTACCGTCTGTCCTCCATATAAACCTTCTCTTAATGGATAGAAAATATTACCAGCACCTTCATTAGGTTTAATCATAACAATATTAAAACATGAATAACCCCGTTCTCTCACATCATCTTCTACTAATTCGCCTAATAATTCTTTCACATAACTGTTTTGAACAAATAACCATTTGAATACTACTAATTTTCTTGTGTTCCAAACAGGATTTAATGAGGCGTTAAAAATTTGTTTTTTTAAATATAATTTTGGTCTTATCTCATCTGTATATTTTACCAATTTTGCATAAAAACGCGAGGTTAATGGAAAATTAAGCCACGTCATATTCATTTGAACAACACGTTCATCGACTCCAATACCAGATGTTGATTGAAATCCATTTAACATTAAACCTTCTTGAACAGCTCCGGACATATATTAATTACGTATAATTAATTATTTTAAGAATTAATATAATTAATTATGAAATAAATCATTATTCACAAGAACCATCATCGAACCTAAATATAACATTCGTATCTCCTGTTTCCTTGACATATTGTATTGCTCTGGGATCATCTTTAGCTTTTCTGGGTCTTAATCTTTTTGCTAATCTAAAATTATTCAACATTGCACCCAATCTATTTTGAGCATTTTGAGATTCTTTTGTCTTTGTTAAATTATCTATTTTATCAGCACACACACAACCATTTGTTGTTAAGTAAATTATTGTTGGTGGAACGGGTGGTTTTATTGTTATCACATTTGAATATAAATATTTTACAATCTTATCATAACTTTCAATACTTTTATTTTCATTTAAATCTGTATTTATGGTCCAATAAGCGTTCCTATTATATATATTACTTGAAATATCAGAATAATACGACGGCAATCCAGTTCTTTTTATTTCATAACTCCATCTTGTTATATATGGTGTATCATATTTCCTTGTTGGTCCATTTTTATATGGATAAACAGAAGAATATGGTAAATGACCTGTCCCATCGGGTAATAATTCTTTATTACTAAAATATACACACGATATATCATTATAATTGGACAAATCGGTAGTTATTAACGTCTTACAATATGCTTTCCCAATAGGAAACCCAATATCATCATCTTGATTTATAATATTTATATATCCTTTCATAGTCGAATGATTTTGACAATTATAATATAATTTATTAATACTCATATCTGTAATCGACCATTCTATAATACTATTATCAGTTCCATTATTTGTGATACCTGTATTATATGAATTATCTATGCCTATTGAATGATTTGTTTTTATCCAAAAAGGGTGTCCAGGAGCATCTATTATGAATTTATATGTTTTATTTCTGTATAATGTTATAGTACCATTATACACACCATCTATCTGATACATTCCTTCATTATTATTATGAGTAATTTTATAAACATCATGTAAAATATTACTTGGGTCTATCCCAACATTTAAATCTACATCTTTTAATTTTGTTATTTCGTTTGTATATTCAGCTGGGTATGAATATATTCTTTGGTCTTCTGTAATATAACTATCTGGCATTGACCATCCAGAAGGATCATACTGTTTTTGTCTGTCAGGAGTCCATAAATAAAAATTAAAATGTAAAGCTTCTACATTTTGTAATCCTTTGAGTTGTTTATTAATATTCTTTGATAAATCTAATAATTCATTTTCAGATATTTTCATTTTTAATAGTTGATTTGTTGAAGGATCTTCTATATATTCCATCAAAGGATTTTGTGGATTATACATAATGGGCGGTATATTTATTTCTACAGCGCTTATATCAAAAAATCCATAATCAGGCATACTTTTTGCGTATACTCTGTAATCACCATTATACACTTGATAATTCCATGCAAATACCCATTTCCCAAATATTAACGTCTCTTCTGTTATTGTATATACATTATGTGGCATCAAAGGTAAAGTATTTACTTCATTAAAAGGACTTGGCGATTGTATAACAAATGATATATCATACACCGGATCCCATAAATTATATAATTCAATATCCGTCGGGTCATCATAATTTACAGGCAATTTCTCCGAATTAGGAAACCAACCATATAATAATAATTTAACTTCTGTAATCGATTTATATTGTAACCAATAAATCATCAAATTATGCATTAAAGGTGCCATTATTGTTTCTTTATCCCAAGTAACTATTAATTCTCTTGTTATTTTATTATATGATAAATCTATATATATTGTAGGATACATAGGTAATGGTTTTATGAAATCCTTCGGTATAGTATATAAAGAAGCATATCTATATTTATGTTCAAACGGATATTCAGCACTAATTTGAAATTCTTGACCACCATCTAACGTTTGAATAATATTCCAATCACCCGTCCTATGTATTGCATCGGGGTATTCGCTTTTCACTATTCTACTATTTATTATAAATTGTGATGACGGATCATATATTTGATATTCCCATCTTCCTATATAAGGTATATACAAACCTTCTGTTATATATTTTTGACTTTGATAGAAATATTTTTCTGTATCATTTTCATCAAAACCTTGTGGAGTAAACGTATTTCTAACTATTGTGTCATTTGATAAATCTTTTATTTTATAAATAGAACAACTCGACGCATCTTCATGAAACCACATATGAACTGTTGTTTGTCTCATAGGGACTGGTGATAAAGACGCATCATATACTTGACCGCACCAACTTATATCATATAAATCTACTCCTCTGCCTGGTAAATCATATATAACTTCATCATTTACAGATATAGTAACATCTTTTGTTGGTTCTTGTCCATACATAAATGCTTGTTGAAAATGATATCTTATTTTATTATCACTTCCATCAGTTAATCTATGTCTAAAATATGTTTGGGCTAAAGTAGGGTCATAAGGAGCCCTATATATAAATCCTTCATTAGTCCAACCGCTCAAAGAACCATTATAAATATTCGAAGTATCAACACCATTTCCATTTATTCCAATATGAAATAAACCCAAGGTGGATCCAACCGCACCCATGTTATAATTACTAAATCCCCAATTTGCTGTATTGCGACTTAAATCCATAGATGCAGGAATAAACATATCTATTATAAAATTTCTCATTCCAGCATTCGATACAGGAACCGCAGATAAATCAACCACGTCTTTAAATTGTTGAACTTGACTTATATCAAATATTAATTTTTTTTTATATATTTCATTATTGCTTATATCATGATAAGTCACTTTTCTATATTGAATTCCAGGCTCACCGCCAAATCCCCAATCATATACATGTCCCACACTATCACTATTATCATTTCCCAACCAACACCTTTGTAAATTTAATGGTGTAGTATAATCAACGTATTCAACTGGAGTTTGTTGTA